CTACGAGTGCCAACAATGGTTGCGTTGGAAGAACCAGCAGCATCAAACTGGACCGCACCTTGCTCTCCGCGAAGGATGGCCATGATTAGACATAGGAAGGGTCTATAACCCCGAGTCTAACTCTTTATGCCTGTCAAGCCACGCAATCAACCGTTGTAGTGAACGATGATATGCGGCTCAACGCTGGGCGTGCCAGATGAAATCGACGCAATACGGCAGCGCACGCGACTTGCAGGCTTTCCTGAATAAAAATACTCGTAATTTCCTGCAGAGTTGATAGTTTTTGTCGTATCAATCTCAAACCATGTGTCGGTAGAGCCGCTGTGGTTCAACTCAAGAGCAACAGTAAAGTTTGCACTGCCAGTAGCGACCAGAGCAAACGTGAACGTGTCCGAGTGAGCGCTAACTATAAAAGCGTCATCTACCGCCGCCAAGGCGGTCGATTCATGATGCTCAACTGTGTTTGTGTAGCGCTCAACGGTGGTGGCCATTAGCTTTTACCCTTGGGTTTACGACGCCGATGCTGATAGCTTATCTTCTTGGAGCCCGTTTTTTCACGCTTAAATCGGGCTTTTTCCGAAGGTGACATCTCACCAGTCGTTTTAGGCGTCTTAGACGACACCCGTTTGGACGGGCGGCACGCTGGATAGTCCCGTTTTTCGCCCTTGGAACGGCCACAAGGCTTCCCGGTCTTTATATCGACCCATTTTTCGTCAAACCATCGGCCAAGGCCACCACGGCCTTTACTTTTTGGTTTTGCGGGTTTTCGTGGTTTTTTTCGTTCCGCCACTGGTTGCTTTCCGATAAGTGCCACCACGCTTCTTATATTCGCGTACTAGCCACGCATTTGCATACGCGCTCGGATAAACCGCGAACTTTCGCTTCGCTTCAGCCTTTACTCGGCTGTAAAGCGCCTTGTTTACTGGGACGTTCTCACTTGCCACAGCTGCACCGCATCTTCTTGCTGCCCTTCTTCATGCCCTTTTTCTTGCCGTTGGGCTTTTTCTTGCCGCCAGCTCCGTAATGACCAGGCATGACAAACAGGTGATGGGGTGCTTTTAGTTTAACCAGCCTTGGATGCGTATTCCAGAGTTACGCGGCGCTTGCTGCCTTTTGGTGTGTTCCAGCGAGAAAATTTGACGCGGATTGATGGGTCAAGCGGCTCTTCGGGCGATTGCAGCGTCTTCCAGCGGTAGTCGCAGTCCAGGCAACGACGTTCGCGTACGCAATCGTTCTCTTGTGATGTGTAGCGTCCCAGCACCTTTGATTCTTCTGATCCGCATTTTGGGCAGTGGGGCGCGTTGAGCGGACGAAACATCCTTAATACAGGCGGTATGACGTAGTTCCCATGGCCTCAGGCTTGGCCAAGTTGAACTGCTGGAGCACAAGATACCCGAAGGCGTCAAATGCGTGGTCTACTCCCAGATTTTTGTTAGGTAGGCCCGTTCCAGGGGCGTAGGTGAGGGTTCGGAGGGATTTGATGAGTTCTTTGCAGCGGGGGTGGATTTTGACACGGCGGGCGCCGGATGCGTCCATCAGACCGGTGTTGACGGCGGTGATTTTGTCGCGGATTTTCCAGGGAGAGCGGGGAGATTGGACGGTGAAGCCGCTGCGGCGCAGGATTGCGTGGTCGGTGACGCCGACGCCGCTGGTTTTGCGCGCTCCACCCGTGGGGTCGGGGCAAGCGATGACGCGGCGGTCTACGCCGTAGCGGCGGGTGACTTCTTCGGCGAAGTCCCAGGTGGTTGCGCCGCCTGTGAGCATGATTTCGTCGAAAACATAGAGGGTGTCTTTGTCTTTGACGGCGCAGATCCCGCTCATTGGGTCCACGTTGAAGTCCACGCCCAGGAGGAGGGGTTGGATGGAGATGTCTTTGGCGTCGGTGGAGATGTTTTCGTCGGAGAAGCTGATGGCGACGAGGCCAGTCAGGTTCTCGAAGGACGCTTCGAATTCCTGGCGGAACGTGCGCGGGTCAAGTTGAGCGCGGGCTGCTTCAACTTCGTCGGCTGGGACGTTTCCACCTTCGATGGTGGTGTAACACCAGCGTTTCCATTCGTTGGTTGGGTCATCTTCGCAGTAGCACCAAAGGTCGTAAAACCAGCTGGCCGTTCCATCCGGGGTGGAAATGAACAGTGCCCAGCCTTGTTTGTCCGCGAGGGCGGGTCGAATGACTTCGAACCAGACCTCGGCGTCCATAAATGCGGCTTCGTCGAGCACGACGCCGGACAAACTGCGGCCACGAAGGGCCATTGCGTTCTCTGTGCCCTTTAATTCGATGGTGGAGCCGTTGACTAGCTCTAATTTCAGGTCGGTTTCGTTCTTAGTTTTGATCCAAGCTTTGGGGACGAGCTTTTTGAGCACTTTCCAGGCAATATCCTTCGCCATTCGGTAGGTGGGGGCGCAGTAGAAGAAGGTTTCGCCGGGGTTATTGATCGCTCCACGCAGAAGTTCGACGCAGGAAAGGTATGACTTTCCAAAGCGGCGGCCTGCAACGAGGACGCGGAATCTGTGTTCGTCGGTGAATACTTGCCCCTGTGCCCAGCGGAGACTAAGTGGGGGTGCATTTTGTACGGCCATGGGTATTACATTAACTGCTTTTTCAACCCCTACCCCCGGGTTGGTGTAGTACAATCAAAGAATCTGGGATGTATCAGTAGGTTCCCCGCGCCGGTAGTACAAAAATACTCTTCTGCAACCCTACCCCCACTAAGTATTTGTAATACAAACTAATTACAATTACAAAATATTTGTAATACAAATACAATCGTTAAATGTAATACAGTAGATACTATTTATTATAAATACTTTGTAATCCTTATTTAATTCTTAATTAGAATGTAGACACAATACAAACTGTCACTACAAAGTAGCACAAAAAGATTGCAGGTGCTATGCTATACATAGCAACAACACAGTTGCTAACACTAACTCCACCCACAAGTTTTTGTTAACTATGTCCAACAATTCTTCCCCAGTTTCTGACACTTTGACTCTGGTAAGTGTCTCGTCTACGTTGTTACTTATCTGCACAGCTTTCTCCCTCTTTTTTGTTACTGAGGACGCAGAAAATTTCAAACGTTGTGTACAACGTGCGCAGACATCTACAGACGAATGTGCACTTATTATCTACGGTCGGTAAGTAACACAAACTCCCTGCTGAGTTACTAACACAAACTTCTTTTTGAGTTAGCTACACTTTGCAGGGTATTTTTGTACCCTAAATTTTATAGTACACTAGTACTGTAAGATTGAACCTTGACAATTTAATTTTTAATTCTAATTACTTTGCAAATAAAATTGTAAAGTAATTGTTAGACTTGTCAATCCTTTTTGTCTTCAATTTGTATTGATAACTCCGGAACTTGTAGCGCTAGCTGCTCCGGTGCTGCTTCGCCTATTACGCGGCCCATGTCGCCTAACAGCGTGGCGACGGTCTGAAAGTGGCCGCGCTTAAGGGCTTTCTGAACCGTTGCAAGCCGCAGCGCTTGTAATTGGTTCAATAATTCCTCGCGCGTTCCCGTTTGTTCCTCGCGCAGAAGCTGCATTGCGCGTTTGTAGTCGTCGTGAGCAGTGCGTAAGGACACATTGAACCGAGAAACGATTTTTTCGGCAATCTGAATTCTCGTGCCACCTTCCAAGATGTAGGCATAGGCAGCCTGGGCTCTTTCCTCTACGCGATGGGCTGCACCCTTGCCCTTGCGCCACCGCTTCGACTCATCATCAGCGACGCTGGTCTTCTTTTCTTCAGTGTTGTTATCAGCCACGGGCTGCGAATCGGGGACCTTCCCTAATACTAACCGGCCCGCTCCAGCTCGCTAGGCGCTGGGGGTTGACACACTACTCCCACACTGTGCTACAATTTCATTGTTCAACCAACAAGGAGCGCCCATCCATGGCAACCCTGACTGAACTACTGACCACAGCCGACTCGCAATGGGTCCGCAAGGACTGGGCACGACCCCAGAACGATTGCATCGATGACATCATCGAACGCTTCGATGACTGTCCCGAAGGCTTGCAAGATTTCGACTGCTCCGATTGGGTCAATCTCTGCGAGTGCTACACACACCAGCTCTTAAACCGCTGGAACAAACAAGAAGAGTCAATAATGGCTCTCTTCAATGATTACTGCGACGCGATCGGTGCGACCTCAACGATCCACGCTCTCGAAGGAGAAGCCGACGGATTCGGAGACGGCGACGACATGAACGCCGCAATCGTGAATCACGCGATGACATGGGCCGCGCGCCAGCTCGCTGATGAGATCTACCCCGATCGCTGATTCGTCCAACTTTCCAGAAAATCCAGTTTCGTTCCATCCATGAACCACGCCATCCGCACAGAACAGCTCCACACCTTTGACGATGTTCCACGCTTGACCATCAACAAGTGGTACATCACGGGACACAGTGACTGGGACAGCACCGCACGGGTAACGGTCCAGATCGCAACCGAAGCCGACGGCGTACCGGCTGCCATTGAAACTTTCCTGGCTGGCCTGCATGGCTCCAGCTATCGCTCCGCTGAAGACATCGAACTATTGCAACGCTTCGCCGGTGCAATGGGCCTGGATTACAACAACGTCCCAGGTATCGCCAACTACGTGCAAAACCCGGAGGGTTGAGCACATGGCGACCCAAGCAGAAATCCAGCATCGCCTTAGCTACGCGCGGGCGATGCTTGAACGGGGAATCCCCGTCGCTTCAGTCGCAACGCTTTTAAGCGCGCGCTACTTCGTTTCACGCTCCACGGCCTACACCGACATCACCGCAGCAGAGCAGGAGATCCAGCAATCCGACGACGGCCCAGCCTTCGAAGAGATGGAACCCTGCAACCCTGCGGGAGTGCTGGCAATGCTGCAGCACCGCTTAGAGATCGCCATCGCAACCGGCGACGACAAGCAAACGTGCCAGCTCATCAAAGCCATGGACACCGCCAAAAAATGGCAGGGCTACAACACGCAATCCGTTTCTCCCTTCGCATGAACTACCCCGACATTGACGACGCTCCACTCCCCTTCGAGCTTTACACCGAAGAGGAACTAGAGGAGATGGCGATCGAACAGGAACAAGACGACTGGGAACGCTCCATCCCTTCACCCGCAGACCGTAACCCGAGGCTCAAATGATCGACCACGTTCAGAAATACGCTCCAGGGCTTGTCTCCCTTGCGGAACGGCTGGAGCCTCACGACTGCGTTATCTGCAGCTATAGCGCCGGACCGCAGGGCTGCGGTGACGGAGCTTGGGGAGACGTTCCACACATAGTGATCCAACCCGAATCTCTGTACGGCGAAGATCCCTGTTTCGTCGCCATCTACGGGGAACAAAACTGCATTATTCGCAGTCAATATGGCGAGGAGTATTCCATAACGTTCCAGGGATTATTGGACTACCTCGCGCAGCTGCCCCGTCCGCTTTGGAGCTTTGCAGAATGAACTTCACAGATCACGAATTAGCGCTGCTGGCTGATTCCGTTTACTGGGAGATGGAGTTCTTAGGACGTGCTGAGTGGCAGGACACGCCACGGGCTAAAACGCTCCAGGCACTTCAAGACCGCATCCACAACTACTTGGATTCTTCCGGGTACTACAAAGACCGCGCAGACCTCGCATGAACAAGATTCAAACGCTCCAGGCAAATGCCAAGCCTTCGTGGCACCCACAAGAGGTGAGACTCGTGTATCTCACTTATAGATCAAACATGTTGGGGCTTATGCGCTGTCAGACATTGGCGGCGTCCCTCAACGAAGCCGTGACACGTGCCAAGAGAAAGTACGGACCAGGAGATTTGATTTCCTGGGGTACTAGGAATCTTCCTGTTGTTGGGGGAATGGTTGGCGGCGGTGAGCTGCTACGTGGAAAACGTGACATCGACTTCCCCGATGACGTGTCGCGGATCTATCCCTGAACGTTCCAGGGCTAGGCATACGGCCAGCACATGGTTGTGTCGCCTAGCCATACGTCTTCGTCGTTGATGTCGATAGGCCGGGCGGCGACGTACTCGCGGAACAGTTGCTTAAGCCGTTCCAGGCTTATCCCTAAGTCCCTTGCTTGTAGGGCCACGTTGGTCTGTCCCTTGTAGAGACGGTCTAAGGCTTCTTCTAGTTCTTGAGAGCTTGCTGGGCGTTCCAGATATCCATTCTCTCTAGCCATTGACACTCCGCCCCACGTAATTCTAACTCACTAAGCAAGCGGACCTGCGGTGCTCCGCTGCGCCGTGCCACCACAATGGCTCCGGTCTTCGGTTTGATCCCAGTCAGGGTCTGGAGTCCCAGTGAATACGCTCCGGCCTGGCAGATGTAATTAGCCAGCATGTCCTCGCTTCGTGCATTCACGCTGGTTTTCCAGTCCGCGATACATAACGCGCCGTCTACGTCCAGAAGAGCGTCAGCCGTTCCAGCCCAGCCCCGTGGGTCATGT